GTGTGTTTAGAGCATGAAATATTGTGTAGGTCAGTACCTTGCCGGGTACACCTAACAAGCAACGACAGGACATTGCAAGCGAGGACTTCATATAGCGCAACTTAGGATTCCACATGGTGCCGACTTTATCTCTATTATCATCAGAAGTAGTTATGAGTTCACTTTCTCTCACGCTCAGTTTCCCTGCGATACGTGGACATTCTTTACTAACCGTTAGGCTTCAATATCTTCCAGGTTGTGTTAGACTCAACCGAATCAACGGCTACTTCAACAGACTTTTACATTTAAGTTTTCATGTGGCATGCGACCTTCACCTCTGCGACGGGAGCTCGATGCACAACTGCAATTAACTACGGTAACCAGATCAAACACAATGTTGATCGCCACCTGTTCAGGGGCTGTAGTATGGTGTGAACAAACCTAGAGAAAGGTCAATGCAAGTGCGTCAAAAGCCATGGGGAGGAAGGATTCGGCAGCAGCACCAATATAGCGTGATGCCTTATCCCAGGTGAAACTTTCGAGTTGTTTGGACGAACTAAAATTACTAAATTCGCCATGCGATGTGACTGCATGTGAGGCTTTGATTGCTAAGGGGTTAGGTGGGGGAGGTGTGTTTGTTAATAGGGCTTCTGCGTCACTATCATCGAACGTGATCTCCCAGTTCATGATAAACTCAATGTTGAGGACAGTATCCGAAGGAACTGCACCGTCGACAGTGACTGTAATAATATTCCAACCTTTGTTATTGTAGGCGGAAATTGTTGAACTTGGGGTAATTTCATCAGGATGATAATAAAAGTGGGCAGTCTCATTAATGTCACGCATTACAACAACATCACCATGAATATCTTTCAAAGCTACTTCACGAGTGTAATTACCTCGGAATGATCTGGCAGCGATGTCTATCAATTCAGTATTACTAATTGGGAATTGGCGAATGTAAACTAGACCTTGTGTTGTGAGTGGAGGCGTGGGACAATGGAGTTTTAAACCAGCAGAGATCAACCTTACGTTATTTGGGGTGAGAGTACTGGAGTTCATGTTGCTCATTGTATTAAACACATAATTTGCACCTGAAACGCTAGTGTTAATAGCGTAGTTGAAGAACCACCCTGGAATAAAGGCGAGGCAACGTGTACCATTTGCGTCAGTGACGAGAGGTACCATTGCATGCATTTGAAAAGGTAAGGATGGTGTTTGGGAACTGTCAGGCCATCTGGAGCCCTTAGCAATTGGGCAGAAAGGATCAGTGATTGAGCAAATTTGTTTGACTAATTGTTGCGTCACTGCATTGTTCTTTCTAGGTTTGTTGCTCTTTTTACTTCGTGAGCTTGAAGTTGTATTACCATTGGCAGTGGCTTTACGTTTGGGCACGGATTTGATTTTCTTAACCATTATTAATATCCTTAAGGCGGTAAACTTCGTTATTTGTGAGGTTAAATTTTTCCCAACGAGGGTCATATTCTATACCAATGTGTGTAGTGCTAAGGATGTCGAATGTCCAGTTTTCGAGCGCATGCTCGAGTCGGATTTGCTCTGAGACATCAATGGAGAAGGCCCGGTAAAAAGAGGCACGGGCCACTGGAGTTATGGGTATAGGTTCAATCGTTTCGGAGATTTTGCCATGAGATCTCTCTTCTCGGCGAAGACGGCATAGTAAACCATCAGGCAAATATTGAGGATCGAAGTTTCCGCCGATATTACGACGTAATGCTACTGCGTAGGCTTGCAAAACAGGGGTACCTAGATTGAGGAATAGTTCGCAGGTTGCTATAGAAGCAATGACTCTTCTGCGATAAATTAAGTTCGACCAATGTTTAGTTCCACAGAGTGACTTGGACATCACATCTGTGGGACTACGAACGAATTTATACTTATTTAACTGGTACTCGATGATGTTGCTTTTGCAAAATACAACTTTAAAGGGATCATCAACAATCCCCTCTACTTTCATTGACATTCCGAACGATAAGAAGATATTCTTAACAGTTGTTTCGACTGTGTTTAATGAGGAACGTTCGATAATAACTACGATGTCATCACCATCATCGAGGACATCGTATTTGTTAACGCTAATCATGCGAAAGTAGGTGGTCACCATTAAAAGCATTAGTAAGCAGTTGCCAGCGGCGGTGTTCATGTCACCACTCATGCGACGGCCTCTAATGCGGTAGACCATACCTAAATCACTGTAACCTTTATTGATCAATTGCCAAGACAAGAGCTTGGAAAAGATGGGGTCTGGGTTGCAAAGGGTGTAAAAATAGTGTTCAACTTGAAGAAGCTCGTATGAAACGTGCTTGTCAAATCTGGAGGCATCAAGACTAACAAAGACGGGATCGACAAAATTAGCGACCTTGTTCATGAATAATTGACCGCGTTCGAGGGCATTGAGGCCCTTGGCGATAGATCTTGATGGGGGGACACCCTTACAACCAAACTTAGTAAGATATATATAATGCTCGATTGGTTTTAAATAGGAGCCTAAAACGACACAGTATTTAGGGTCTCGAAATTGAATCGCCCTGGGATCGGGGTTGACCTTGTCAACAGGGTTCAATTTGTCGGCCTTGACGAAAAACTTAACAGTAGCGTCACGCTTGGTGATGTTAAAATTGAGATAGTTTTCGACTGCTTCCATATAACGTTTTCT